CGCTCGAAATCAATGGCCACCCGAGAAAGCAGGCAGTTAACCTTCGATCCTCTCCAGGGAGGAAAGATGCGTGTCCTCTCCGCTGAAGCTGGAGCAGTGGGTGTCGGACAATCGCCGGATTCTTTCCATGCTTCGGAGTGCCATCTCTGGTCAGACTTCTCGGGCTCCATGTTCCTCATCAACCCGTCTCTAATTAATAGGCGTGAGGCACTGGTTATCTTTGAGGCTACGCCCTGGGAGCGGAATTGCGCTTGGCATGAGCACTACGTCATGGCCAAACAGGGATCTGGTAGACACAAAGCGGTGTTCTTCCCCTTCTGGGATGGCAAACTGAACAGGCGTCCAGTACCTGCGGACTTCCAGCCCACGAATGAAGAGGTCGATCTCCTCAATCAGTATTCTCACCTGGGCTTAGAAAAGGAGAACTTAGTTTTCCGCCGGTTTTTGCTGGACACCGACCCCGAAATCCGTCGGAATCCCGAGATGTTCCGGGTCATGTACCCATTTGACGATGTTTCGTGTTGGATCTCGACTACGAACGCTGCGATCCCGCAGCATGCACTCGAAAAGCAGCTAACTCGCCCTCTTCAGGAGTGGAGAGGCCCATATATGGAGTATGAGCCTCCCGTTCCGAACGCGATCTACGCGATTGGAGTCGATCCGACTGGATATGCCGCCCGAGACCATGCTGCCTTCCAAGTTTTGAAGTGTTGGCGCGGAGAATGGACCCAGGTCGCGTGTTTTGCCGATCATGTGGACCCATTGACCTTCGTAAACCACCTTTTGAGGGCTGCAAACCGCTATAATCAGGCTCTAATCTCAGTTGAGTCAAACGGGGTCGGGCAAGCCGTTTTGTCCCTACTTATTGAGCGCGGATACAGCAATCTCTTCTACGAAGCCAAGTTCAAGCCCGGATTTACCTCCACAGCTAAGTCTTTGGACGAGGCGACGGGCTGGTTGGTGGATGGTCTTCTTGATGATCTTCTTCTGACCGACAAAGATACGCTCCAACAACTCCAGACATATAAGAATGACAAACGAGTCGAAGAAAGCGCATCCGCTGAGATTCTGAGGGGTTCTTCCTCGGGCAAGAGAAGGGACCGCCACCACTGGGATAAGGTTTCTGCTCTGATCATGGCGATTGTCGGTGCTCGATATCTACCCAAACGATCCAAACCTGGGCAAGAACAGGCGGATATGGAAAATGTGATTTTTTTCACTAAGATGGGTTACGATCAGCGAGAGAAGTTCATCGCAAAGATTGAAGAAGACAAGAACGCTAAGAAGCGCAGAAAAATTTCGTATCGTCGGCCTATTCGACGGAGGAGAAAATAATGCCAGACAACACTACTGCCGAAGACCCCCGTTCTCCTACTCCAGATCCAGTGGGTATCCCAGACGAAGAGTTCGAAAAAATGATGCGACTTCTTGAAAAGTCCCTTCCTACTTCCGAGGCTGCTACTGGAGTTCCTGCCCCGGCTTCTACGTCTGAACCCCTCTCTGTTGAGAGTGCTCTGGACGCCCAGAAAAAACAAAATACGGGCATCACTTCCCCTTCTGCTGCCCTCCGCAACGAAGCAGCCAGACGAGCCATTCAGCAACAACAAATGCCTCGGGGTCGGGACTATTCCGCAATGGAAGATATGCACCGTCGCATGCGGGCGATGCGTGAAGAGGCGAAGCGTGACCAGAAAAGGGGAGAGGCGATGTCGGAGATTAGGCAAGGAACAGCGCCCAGCAGGGCTGAAGAATAAGATGGCCGAACGTGAAATCTATCGGGACCCACACCGTGATACTGCGCTCGTGGACCTAAGTCCTTATGTCAGGCTCTCATTGCCCATGAGCTTGTTTTCGAAGTACGGCCCTCTCTCTGCGGATTGGGACAAACTGAACAAAAAACTCGAAGAAGTGTACGACCTCTTAACCCTGGGCAAGCTGGAAGGCGGCGCTGTTTCGCTTAAGGCTGCGCTGGAGACAGAGAATAACGATGGCTGAACTCAACGAGCCCCCCGACGTGGCCTCTCTCGCAAAGTCTGCTTTACGCCAGAAAGTTCAACGCATTCTGGATAGTACGAAAGCAGCGAGGGAAGAAGCAACAGGCCCGACAGACGTTGGAAGCTCCCCACACCCAACACCGCCTCCCGTGCTCCTGGATCCAGTCGCACAACAAGAGGAAGAGGAATTAGAAAGTGCTGTCTAATCAACAACTTAGAGGACTGATCGATACTCACAAAGCCCGCTCTCATATGGAGCAGTCTGAGTTTGACCGCTGGCGTCGGTGGTATACAAGCACCCAAGTAGCCGCGTACGAGGATCTTCCCCAAGGTGCAGGCTCTGGAACTCCAGTAGACAACGACCTCACGTTCGAGACGAACTACCCCTACGCCTTCGTCGATACGATGGTCGCGAACATTTGCCCATCGAATCCTCGCGTCACGGTAAATGCCCGTCGGGAAGAGTTCGCTCCCGCAGCAAAGTACCGCGAGGCCCTCATTAATGATCTCTTCCACCGTCGAGATGCTCACCGCACTTTGTGGCGTGCCTCTACGATGGCCAGTGTATACCCACGATCCTTCGTGAAAAGCGTCTGGAACTTCAATAAGAGTTCTGCCGACTACATCGTAGTGGACCCTCGCTTTGTTTGGTTTGATCTCAGTGCAGAACGCTGGGAAGACATTCGCTATCTCATTGAAGTTACTGTCCTTACTCGCGCAGACTTCGAAGAGCGGATCCGAAAGCTTGATCCAGAAACGGGAGAGGAGATCGGAGAGTACGATCCCGTCATCGCGAAAGATGCCCAGTTCGGTGGGTATCCTGAATGGTTGAAAGACTACAACCGCGACGAAGACATGCTCAACGAGGCGACTCGCGATGTCTTTGAGTGGGTCACAGTTTACGAGGTCTACGACTTCTCGGGCAATGGTCGGTTCTTCCACTGCCTGGAAGATATGGACACTCCTCTTTTCGATGGAGAGCTTCCATATCGGTTCCTGCGGAACCCTTTCCACAAAGTCGCTTTCAACGACAACCTCACTAATAGTGGGGGCCTATCGGATGTGAAGCTCATTGAGAACGCCCTGGAGCGTTTGAATGAGTTGGACACCTTGATGCTCTGGTTCGCCCAAACGAGCATTCCGATTACGATGGTCAACACGGGCCTTGTCGATAATCCAGAACATATTCGTACTCAGATCCAAGAAGCGACAACGCCGGGTTCTATTGTAGAAGTCGCAGGGAAAGCTAATGCCTCAATTGCCGACATCATCGGACACACTAAGAC